TGGGAGTGAAGTAATGCTGACGACAGAACAGATGGCGACGGTTCGCGCTGCGATCTTCGCCTCCACCGATCAAGCGGTGATCGACGCTCGCGCAGGGTCTACCCGGCACGATGCCTTCATCGAGGAATGGCTCAACGGCGCATCGACGCAGGATGCGTGGATGACCTCCGTGGACAAGCGGGCGCTTTTCGAGGCGACCGACATCACGAAGTTCGACACCGTGGCGGCGGGCAAGCGCGATGCGTGGAAGCTGCTGCTGGACAACGCGCCCATCGACTTCACGCGCAACAAGTCGCGCAAGGCGGTGGACGATGTGTGGGGTGCCGATGCCGCTGGCGTCCTGACGGCGCTCGTTCGCAAGGCGACCCGCGCAGAGCAAGCCTTGGGCGGCACCGACGCGACGAACAGCACCGTCACCGCATGGAAGCTGAACTGGGCCGGGTCGGTTTCGCGCAGCGAAGTCGGCACGATCCTCAACGGGTAAGGAACGGAAATGGCGAACGAAGCCTATATCACCAACGGCACGAAGAAACTCATCAACGGTGAGGCAAGTGCCGATGTCGCCTTCTCCGTTGAAGGGCTGGCGAATAGCGCGGGTCGTGTCGCCGCGCAGCTTGACCTCCTTGCCGCCCCGCGCCCGTATCGCTTCAAGTGGACGGCGGAGTGCCAATGGCAAGCCACGCCCACGCAGGGCGGTGTGCTGGAACTCTACATCGCCACCGCGCCCGACTGGGACGCGGCCAAGATCACGGGCGACGTGGGCAACGCGGACGCGGCGCTCGGTGACGTGGATATGCGCCGGAACTTGCAGTACATCGGCTGCATCGTGAGCGAGAACGCGGCGGCGAGTGAAGTGTGCCGTGCCGGTGGCGAGTTCACTTGCGTCCATCGCTACATCAGCGTCGTCGCCTACAACGCGGGCGGCGCGGCGATCAACGCGACCGACAGCAACTTCAAATTCGAGTTGCAACCGTTCTACGACCAAGGGCAATAAGCCCGCCTTGAAGGTGGGCTGTGGCTAACCCTTTCGGAACCGGGCTTGAACAGCTTGTCATCAACGACAAGCACCCGCTCGCCAATTTTCTCGTCGCTGCGCTGATCCCGCGCAGCGGCGCGAAGTTGTACGAGCCGGTCACCAAGCAGTTCATAGGCGTCAATTGGTTGGAGAATTTCTCGCTCGACAGCGAGGGGTTCATGCGTGCGTCGGGCAATACGGTCGGCAACGCCGTTGTTTTGCCGAAGGTTCTGTTTGGAAACGCGCCTTACACCGTCGTCGCGGTGTATCGGCGGGATGGTTCATTGAATGGGGAGGGGTATCCACAGGCGGGGCTTCAAGACTCTGTGTATGGCTACGACCGTGTGTTCGCGGATCAAGACACATGGGCGAACCGGCATGGACTTCGGCTCTACAACAACCCCGACATCGGCGGCTACATCACCTTCGCCGGGTCGAACAACCGGGTCTATCAGTTCGCACGATCCAGCGGGACGAGTAGCGATGCGGGCTACTGGGAGGCGGTAAACAGCGCACCGATCAGCGGTGCGCCGTCCAGCTATTACAGCGGCGCTACTCCGATAGCGTCCAGTTACGACAACCTAATTTTCAACGTCGCCCCTTCGTGGGCGGGTCACTACACGCTGGCGTTCGACAAGCAGTTGTCCGATGCCGAACTGACGGCGCTGTTCAACGATCCCGGTTCGCTCATCAAGGTCGCCCCGCGCCCCGCGCCGATGCTGACCGGCGAAGAACTGGGCGTCGGCATCGACTTCGTTACGACAGGCAGCACGACCGACGTAGGCACCGGCACTTACACATGGGACTTCACGACGCTGCCTGCGGGCGACGGGCTTGTGATCGTGTGGGCAGGCGGCGGCGGATCGTCGGACTCCAGTTGCTACGAGGCGAGCTTGAGCAGCGATGGGCCTGCGCTTCAGATTACGCCGCGCCTGTCGTTCAGCAATCACCACAACTCGCAGTTCATGGCGTGGCCGCGCATCAGCGATCCGCGACAGCGCCTTACGCTGAAGTTCGCAAAGGGAACGCTGCCGGATGGGTGGCAAGGCAAGCCGCACTTGTTCCGCGTCACCGGGCACGACACACAACGGATGCTCGGCACCAATAAGGATGCCGTTGGCGCAAACGGCACCGTCGATTTCGTGATGGAAAAACCGGGCAGCGCGATGATCTGGACGCGCGGTGAGGTTTCCTTCCCCTCTGGTATCACCGGATTCTGGTATCCAGACCAGTACACATCCGGCTACGCGAACGGCAATACGCGGTGGTGCCACGACTTCGACGGCGGTTCCTTCACCGCGACAGCGCCGTCTGGTGGTTGCGAGATTCGCAAGGGTGAGAAGCAGCGCCGCTCCCGCTTCATCACCGTGCGGGAACCGTGGACGACACAAGGACAGCCGGAGACAGTGCTCGAAGTCGATGGAGAATTTTGGCGGCAGCACGCAATTGATGCGGTCTACGCCATAAGCCACGACAACAAGATCATTCGCAAAGCCGCCACCGAAATTGTTGGTAGTGGTGTTCCCGGATCTGTCGTAAACGGACGCCTCGTCCCCTTGGAGGCGGGTGCGGGGAACATCCCTTTAGTGTCGCCTCACGTTCCGCTTCGCCCGCTGGATGTTTATAACAAGTCTACCTTCACGTTCTATGTGGACGTTGTCGCGCACACTTACTCTTACGCGCTAAACGAGTCGCGGCTTTTCATCTTCAGCAGCGGGTCGGGCAACGAGGTTGGCATTCTGTTCAAGTGCAATCCGACGACCTACAAGCTGCAAGTTTTCTTCAGGGTCATGTCTGGATATGACTCGTCTGAGCTTTATTACGAGTTACCTGTAGGGTTCTCGGGGGTGCTTGCGGCGACCTTCAACGCGAACACATGGGCGTTGTACGCGAACGGAACTCCTTTAAGTCCGACCGGCACCAGCGGCACGAACACAAGTTTGTCATCTACTCATGTCTCGTTATCGACGGATGCGAGCTATACGTCAGCATGGGGCTTAACGCCGCCGATTCGATTTGCGATGCTGGCGTCATCTGTTCATTCGGAAGGCCTGGTCAACCGAATCTCGCTGAACCCGTGGCAAATCTTCAAGCCGCGTGAGCGCCGCATCTTCACCGGCTCGCCCGTCCTCACGCACAAGCGGCGGCGCATCCTATGAAGATCGTTCGCACGACGCAGCCGCGCAGCAACGAGTCGCTTCGACTTGCCGACGACTTCTGTCAGCAGTCCTCGTTTGCCTTCGTCAATGGTGCGTTCGTGCTTCCTGACACGATGCTGCCAGCAGAGTTGGTTGGATCGATACAGATTGTTGGCGGTCGGTTGCTCACGCCTGGAGCAAGTGACGGAGCGCGAGCGCCACTCAAGCTGAAGAAGGTGGAGTTCGGACGTACTTCTTACGTCATCAGCTTCGTGAAGAAGTACATCTGGTCTGCAAGCTCGCCGTTCTCCATCAACGGCGACGGCGGCGCAAGCGACTATTACGCTGAGTACCTTACCTTCGCCCAAGATGCTGGCGGCAGCAACGACTACTACAACGTCCGGGTCGGGCATCGCAACTCCGCTTGGACAGTTGACGCCCAGTACGCGCCAACGGCCGGAACGGTGCTGGCACCAGATCACAAGGTTGCCAACCTCGTCGTCTTTCCGCGCCTTGGGCAGAACTCGTTGATCTGGTGCAACGGCGTAGCGTTGCCGATGGCATACGCCGGGTCTATTGCCGGTCAGATGGAGGAAGGCAATCTGCCTGCTCCTCTCATCGTTGGTAACGGTTCCAGTCCAGCGGGTATTGGCGCGGGCGCGTCAACGTACTACGACTACTTGCTGGTCGCTCGCCTGTTCACGCAAGCCTACGATCCGGTCGCGGTGAGCATCAACCCGTGGCAACTTTTCGAGCCAGAGCGCCGCACGATCTTCCTCCCGCCCGCCGTCACCAGCACGACGAAGCGATGGCACGCGACTCCGCTGGTGCGGACGACGCAGCCGCGTGGAGTGCCGGAACTCGACACAAGCAACCCGCTCACCAACGGCATCAATCTGTGCGTGGTGCCGTGGATCAACGACGGGCAGTTGAAGTTGTGGGATGTGGTGAACAAGACGTGGGCGACCCCAGCGGAGAACCTGTCTGTTCACTCCATCAATAAGAGGCAGGGGGGAGTCGGGGCATTAAACGCAGACACAGGAACGCAAGGTGGCGGCGGATGGATTACATCGGTGGGCGGGGGGAGTGTTTGCACCGCCCTTGTTGTCGGTTCGCATGGTGGCCTCGCGCAGTCGCGGATGCCGCTGTTCTCGGGAACCAACAACGTCGAGTGGCTCGGGTTTGGTACTGATGGTTATCCAACGCTGGTTGCGAGCGGGGATTATTTGGTTGCCTCCGAAATGTGGTCCGCCAATGTCCCGACAACTCTTGCGGGTCGCGCTCTGGCGCAGCAATACGCTCTGGCCCAAGACGGAAAAATTGTTTCCACAAGCACTTTCTCCGGGTATTCCCACTTCGGCTCAGGTGCGCCGACGATGCTGACGCGAGTGGCCGGAATGGTTGTCGGGTTTGCGTTCGGGGCGATCCAGACCGACCTCGCGGTCGGCTGGAATCGCCACCTGTCTGATGCCGAGTTGTGCAAGGCGACCCGCAACCCGTGGCAACTGTTCAAGCCCGACAGCAGGCTCGCGTTCTTCGAGCATCAAGCCGGGGCGCAGTACCCGACGCTCTCGCTGGCGCAAGTCATCGACATCCTCCAGACTTCCGCTCGTCCTCGCGTGACGATCACGGTGCCATGACATGGCTCAGATAGTTCGCGCCCCAACTAGTGACATCGCAACTGGCGGTACGATTGCTCGCTCGTCTGGCACGACGAACTACACACTCGTCAATGACTATCCGGACACTGCCGACCCGCTGACGAGTTATGTCACGCTTGGCACAACAGCGAACTCATTCTTCGTCTGCGGGTTTTCGAACCCAAATGTGCCCGCTGGCTCCACAATCAACTTCGTGGAGATTCGGTATTATGACGAAGAGCCGAGCAACGGCGCGAACACCTCAGCGGGTCGCATTCGCGTCAACGCGACCTACTACGACTCCGCCACGCACAACCCGTCGACGACGACGACGGCACGGGCAAAGCAATGGACGACCAACCCGGCGACGGGGGCAGCGTGGACGGTCGATGCCGTCAACAACGTCGGTGGCACCGGGCTGAATGCGTTCGGTGTAATTGGGCCTGACTCCAACCCAGTACATCGGGTTGGGGCGATGCAGATTGTGGTGGACTACACCGCACCTGTCCAAGACCTGACCGGCACGATCAATGTCGTCTTCAGCGCGAGCGGTACACTAACTGCGTTCGCGGATATTTCTGGTACGTCTGCTGTCGCCTTCAGTACAAGTGGAACACTGTCAGAGGTTCCAACGCTGTCTGGAACGTCCACCGTCGCCTTCAGTGCTAGTGGCACGCTCTCCGGCCCAACTGCACCAGCCCGTATCTTCTACGTCATCGGCCCTGCAGCTGGCTGGACTGACCCGACTGCAGCACAGATCAAGGCCGGACTGCTTGGTGGTGGAGGCGCAGCTACAGCTAGTGGCAGCGAGGAATCGCCTACCGCGACAACGGACCCATTCACGTTTGCGTCCACAGCGACTGGGTTAACAGCTGCTACAGATTACAAGATCGCCTTCGTCTGGACGGACTGGACCAACGACTCTAACGTTGCTACCTCCGAAACCTTCACAACGGCTTCGGCGGGGCTGACAGGCACAATCACTGTCACCTTTGCAGTCTCTGGGGCGCTGACTGGATCTGGTGCTCTTACAGGCACCACGGCCGTCACTTTCACGCCGACAGCGACTCTGACTGGTGTCGGAGTCCTATCTGGAACAGTTGCAGTTGCGTTTACGCCTACCGCGACCCTGGTCGGGACTGGTGCACTGACTGGTACAGCACCAGTTATCTTCGCTACCAGTGGCGCCCTGACGAATGCCTCTGCGAACGCGATCAATGGCACGTCTGCAGTCACGTTCTCGACTACCGGCACACTGACTGGTACAGGTGCCTTAACAGGTACAGCCGCAGTCGCGTTCAGCCCAACCTCGACCCTGACCGGGCGAGGACCGCTGTCAGGAACTTCTGCTGTCGCCTTTACGCCGTCGGCCACGCTGACCGGCATCGGCGCTCTGACCGGGACGATCCCGGTCACGTTCAGCACGACGGGGGTTCTGACCGGGACAGGGGCGCTGACCGGCACCTCGGCAGTCACATTCGCACCATCTGGAACACTTTCGAACCTCGGCGGGAACTTACTGACTGGTACGATTCCTGTCACGCTTGCCGCCTCTGGCACCCTGACTGGTAGCGGTGCACTGGTTGGAACATCAAGTTTTGCCTTCACGCCGACTTCGACCCTGACTGGGCGTGGTCCGCTGTCCGGAACAGTCACTGTAGCCTTTACGCCGACGAGTACTCTAACCGGCAGAGGCGCTCTAGCTGGGACCATCCCAGTCACATTTGCTCCTACAGCGACTCTGACTGGTAGAGGCGCTCTTACAGGTACCTCAGCAGCGACCTTCAGTGCTTCTGGCACGTTGATGGGTTTGTCTGCCGGCCAGTTGAGTGGTACGGCGATTGTTCTCTTTACCACCAACAGCACGCTGACTGGTAAAGGTGCGCTAACTGGTACGTCAGCAGTTACCTTCGCACCGTCAGGCTTCCTGTCGTCCCCAGCGGCGATTACAGGTGCGGCGTCTGTAGCCTTCGGATCCAATGCGACCCTGACGGGTAGAGCAGCTATAACTGGATCCGCCGCAGTAGCCTTCTCAACGGCTGCATCAGTCTTGACCGGCCAAGGTGCCTTGAGCGGCACTTCCGCGGTAGCATTCTCAGCGTCTGCTACTGGGTCACTGATCGGCTACCTGACAGGTACTGTTTCGGTAACGTTTGCGGCTTCTGGTACTGCAAGTGGCAAGGGCGACCTGACCGGAGCAGTGACGTTCACCTTTGCGCCGTCTGCAACCCTGACAGGTAAAGGTGCACTCACTGGTACAGTAGGATTAGCCTTTGGCACGACCAGTGCACTGGTTGGTACAGGTGCACTAACTGGCACAGCTGCAACGGTGTTTAGTGTTAGTGGCACGATGTCAGCGTATCTTGCACTGACACCGGATCCTAACAGGATGTGGCCAGTACCCGCTGAAGACCGTCTCTGGCCCATACCTTATGAGTTACGCGAGTACACAGTTGCTTTCGAAGACCGTGTGTATACTGTGGCCGCTGAAGATCGAAATAGGAGCGTATGATGACTGGATTTGTTGAGGTGAATGGTAAGCCAGAGATCTTGAAGGATCCGAATGCGGATCTGGATTACACCATAGACTTTACAGCCTGGCTACCGAGTGGCGACACGATTGCTTCAGTTATCTGGACAAAGACTGGCGGACTGGTTCTTGGCACACCACAGATGAATCCGCTTGGGCCGGTAACAACCCGTGTGAGCGGAGGAAATGCTGGAGAGAAGTGCAGTCTTTCAGCAAAGGTTACCACTGTTCAGGGTCGTGTTGATGAGCGTACAGTTTACTTGAAGATCCGTGAACGATGATTGAGTTCAAGCTCTACCCCAAGCAGAAGCAAGCGCTTCTGTCGCCAGCACAAGAGATTCTCTACGGCGGTGCTGCCGGTGGAGGGAAGAGCTATTTCCTGCGCGTCTTAGCCATTCTACTGGCGTGCGAGATTCCGAACCTCAAGATATTCCTGTTCAGGCGTCTGTACAAGGAACTGTACATTAACCACGTCTATGCGGTGGACGGGTTCCAGGCCTTGATGAAGGATCTGCTGGACGCGGGCGATGTGGTCTTTAACAAGTCCGACGGTGTGTACACCTTCTGGAATGGTTCACAGATCTATCTGTGCCATGCCCAGCACGAGTCAGACATTACTCAGTACCTGGGTGCGGAAATCCACCTGCTCCTAATCGATGAAGCAACTCAGTTTACTGAGAAGATGATTCGATTCATCCGTACTCGTGTTCGTATGGGTACGCTTCAGGTTCCGGAGCGATGGAAGGCTTTACTGCCTAAGATCATCTACGCATCCAACCCCGGTGGCATTGCTCACAAATACTTCAAGCGTGGTTTTGTGACAATGGGCCCGGGCAAGGTCTGGACAGCTCCTGAGAATGACGGTGGTATGCTGCGTGAGTTTGTACCAGCCACGCATACTGACAACGTCCTCATGATGAAGAACGATCCCAAGTATGGGAACCGTATTCGAGGACTGGGTGATGCTAAGCAGGCTCGCGCTTATCTTGAAGGTGTTTGGGATCTGGAGGAAGGTTCAGCGTTCGGAGACATTTGGGATGCGGATAAACATGTGATTAATGACATCGTAATTCCACCCACGTGGAAGATGGATCGGTCACATGACTATGGATATTCAGCGCCTGGTGCGACGTTGTATTGGGCCGAGAGCGATGGGACCAAGGCCATCATCAATGATTTGCCGGTGGTTATTCCCCGTAAATCTATTGTACTGGTGTATGAGCTTTACTTTGCTGACAAAGAGGGTAAGGGTCTGAGACTAACCCCGATCGAGCTTGGGACTCGGATGAAGGAGTTCGAGGCTATGCGGCGAATTCGACATCGTGTAAGTCCTGGACCTGCAGATACCTCGATCTTTGACAAGCAGGCTGGATACGCATCCATTCATGATTACTATGTTCAGAGTGGTGTGCGATTCCACAAGGGTGATAAAAAGTCAGGTTCTCGTGAGCGTGGCTTTGTCATCCTGAGACAAATGTTGCTAGCTGCTAAGCTTAGAGATCCTGAGAATCCATGGATTTTGTTTTGTCGCACGTGTCCCAACACCATTGCACAGATTCCTGAATTACCTACTGACCCGGAGAATCCGCAGGATGTGGATTCTGAAGCCGACGATCACATTTACGATGCAATTCGTTATCGCGTGCTGAAGTCGGTCATGCGCGCAGACACTGCGGCTTTCGAAGGATACTAACATGCCCAAACAGCTCCAAGAGTTTGCACACCCTGAATATCTGGATATTCAGGAAGAGTATGTCACGATTCGTGACTGCTATAATGGTTCAAAGGCTATCAAGTCTGCTGGCGAGCGATACTTGCCTAGACTTGGTTCGCAGGATTCCAAGGATTATGAGAACTACAAGCGTCGTGCGTTGTTCTTCCCGATCACCAGTAAAACCGTGGCGACATTGGTTGGCTACGCTACGGTCAAGGATCCTGAGACTGAGTATGATCCCGAGCTTGAGCCGTACTTCTCAGACGGAATCGGATCCTTCCAGTTCACAGAATTCTATATCAAACTCATCACAGAGGTGACTCTGATGGGTCGCATCGGCGTACTGATTGATGCGCCGGTGACCGGATCACGCTTGCCTAACCTGCTCACGTATGCGGCTGAGCACATCATCAACTGGTCCACGTTTGATGATGGCAGTATTGAGTGGGTGCTCCTGCGTGAAACCATCTACGTGCAAAAACCGAATAGTAAATTTGGTTTTAATGCTATAACCCAATATCGGTGGTGTGGGTTGAGGGGTGGTCAATACACCGTGGAAGTGCTGGACGATAACCTTGAACTGGTTTCTAGCACTGTACCATTGTTCCGTGGGAGTCCGCTCAATTACGTGCCATTCATCTGTATTGGTACGTCGGGCATTCATATGGATGTGGATCGCCCGCCTATGCTGGACATTTCCACAATCAATATTTCTCATTACATGACAAGTGCTGACCTCGAGTGGGGCCGTCACTTTGTTGGGTTGCCGACGCCTGTGGTGATCGGGGTTGATGCCAGTACTGTTCTTAAGATTGGTGGCACCACGGCGTGGGTATTGCCTACTGAGGGTTCTGACGCAAAGTATCTCGAGTTCCTGGGACAGGGCTTGGGATCTTTGGAAAATGCGTTAAAAGAGAAAATTGGTCTTATGGCCTCTATGAGTGCCAGGCTAGTTGACTCTTCGACGAAGGGTTCCGAAGCCGCTGATACTGTGAGACTTCGCTATCTCAGTGAGACTGCATCACTCAAACAGCTGGTTCTATCCGTACAGACTGGTATGATTATGATCTATACCAGTCTTGCGAAGATGATAGGAGTGCCCGCACCAACCGTTGAGATGAATAAAGACTTCCTCACAACGCGCTTGGAAGCTGGTATTGTTCGCGAACTCTTCAACGCATACTTCCAAGGAGCCATTACAAAAGAAACCCTTGTTTACAATCTCAAGAAATCAGAACTTCTTGATCCGAAGATGGATGAAGAAGAAGTGATGGCTGGCATGATGACACCGGAACAGATTGCCGCGATGAATAAACCACCGGTACCTGCAAAACCGCAACCCACTAAGGAGTAACAAATGGCTTTGAAATTCATTGTCAAAGAACTGATGGAAGTGCCTGAGGCCTTTCGTGGTCTCTATGTCAAGCGTGAAGATGGTAACTGGATGCTTGACGCAGAGGGCGCTGTCGACAAGACCAAGCTGAATGAGTTCCGTGAAACCAATGTGGAGCTCATGAAGAAACTGGATCAGTTCAAGGATCTGGATCCGACCAAGTATGCTGAACTCATGGAGACTCAGCGAAAGGTTCGTGAGAAGCAACTCATCGAAGCTGGTAAGGTTGATGAGGTTATCGCTGAGCGTGTTGCTCTTATGAAACAAGAGCACACGAAAGAACTGCAGAAGCGTGAGGACGCTCTCAAGGTCGCGAATCGTCAGCTTGAAACACTGTTGATCGACAACACGGTTAAGTCCGTAGCGGTTCAGCATGGTGTTCTGCCAACGGCACTGGATGACTTGGTGCTTCGTGCGAAGACGGCCTTCTCGATCCAAGATGGTCAGCCGGTCATGAAGGATGACAAGGGTCAGGTTGTTTACGGTGAGGACGGCGTCTCTCCGATGTCGATTGATACATGGGCGAAGCAGCTGAAGACGAAGGCCCCGCACCTGTTCGCAGGATTCCAGGGCTCTGGTGCCAATGGTGCCCGTGGTGGTCAGGGCCACCAGAGTGCGAACATGTCTCCGACGGACAAGATTGCAGCCGGCCTTGCGGCTGGGTTGGCCCCACGCCTCGGCACGGGACCTAACTAGCCCTAATCAAAACGGTGTACATCACCCGTCGGGCGGTGTATAATACGTCTAATGCTAGAAACCGTACAGCGTACGGTTTCTAGCTACTTCTTATGCACCTCTAAGTGTGCTGAGCGCGCTTAGAAATGCGTAAACCCTCCGGTGGAGGTTGACGCAGTCCAGGTTAACTTTCACACGGAGGCACAATGCCATCGGTAACACTCACTGAAGCAGCAAAGCTTCAGAACAATCCCCTCGTGGCTGGCGTGATCGAGACGATCATCACCGTCAACCAAGTCTACAACGTCATGCCGTTCGACCAGATCGTCGGCAACGCAATCGAGTACAACCGCGAAAACGCCATCGGTGGTGTGGACGTGGTGGGTATCGGTGGCGATGACACCAACAACGCCATCTCCGCGCAAGCCAAGACCGCGGCGACGTTCACTCCGGTGACCAGCTCGCTCAAAGTCCTGCTCGGTGACGCGTACGTCGACCACTTCATCCAGACGACGATGGACACGCCGAACAACCAAAAGGCGATCCAGGTTGCGTCCAAGGCGAAGGGCCTGGCACGTCAGTTCCAGGATCTGTTCATCAATGGCAATAGCGGCGGCAACGCGAAGCAGTTCGATGGTCTGAAAGTTCTGGTGCCGGCTGGCCAAACCAAGAACTACACCTCGCAGCTGCTCACCCTCGATATGATGGACGAGATGATCTCGGGCGTCAAGTCGAAGGATGGTCAGGTTGACTTCTTCATGATGCCTGATCATGGCATTCGGAAGTACTACAGCCTGCTCCGCTCGCTCGGTGGCGCGTACATCGGTGA